GTGCTTTCCGGAGTGCTGGTATCCCCGGCAAAGGATTGAAGAAGCCACCAACCCCCTGGGTAAAGACAGTCATGTCGAAACTGCTCAACCTGGGGGATCGATATATACCCAATCTAAGGTCGTCGGCGAAGGCTGTGAATATGAGAGGACTATCTGTAGAACTCGATGACAAAGTCAGAGTTCCAGAACTTATTGGTGCAATTGATTGTGTTTGGGAGTTGTAACAAAAGTTATAGTGACTTTGGAATGGGACGGACACGTCAATGTACGTCGCATTACTGATGGGGTAAGACACTTCTCTTGCTATTGGGCCCGTAATTGCTGTTCCGGAGTTAACAGATACTGATCCATATTCAAAGCCGATGCCGCTCATGGCGTCGATTATAGGTACACTTGGTGTCAAAACATCACGGTTGTAGAACGGAACAAAGAATACTTGTGGGAAATCACGCGGTCTGCCTTCAGCATCGCGGTTCCTGAAAAGTCGGAATTTTATTCCTCCGGCCCAAGCGGCGAACAATGCTCGCCAATGGCTTTGGGGTTGAGTGGGGATATTCAAATTGTATCCCAATCCCTCTCCTGAATTTCCTGAATAAACAGCAAATTGATCTAACGCAGGATTGTTGATTGGAACCATTCTGATATATCTCCTCCCTACCTCATGAATGTCGGAGACGCAAAATTCAAACTTTTCACCGATTTCTAACTTGCATACTTGGTTCGGTCGTGATGGCGCTTCTTCTTTTGTGACACTAGTCGACGGCATTTCGTCTATGTTTTCTGTTGTTTCCTGGCGTTCTTCATCAACTTCAGGACCTTGAGCCTCAAATGGGGCGTACTCTCTCAACACTGCTGAACCATTGGGTAAAGAAGCAAAACTTCTTTGAGTGCTGGGATCGAACGAACCTGGAAGATCAATAGGATCGGTCATGAAGGTGACGAAGGACGCATCTTTTACAATCATCACATTAGTTGGAACGAATCTTATCGTTTGAGTACCTGTTGAGTTTTGAAAAACCATTACAAAACCCACTTCCGCAAGGTTGGCGAACTCGTAGTTACCTTCAGGAGGTTCATCTCCTAACCAGTCCACCTCTCTGAGCGGAACTCTACTCACTGTTGTTGAGACACTTTCCAAATTATAAAGTGTTGATCGGAAAAGCCGCAATCCCCGCATAACCCATGATGGTATTGGATCATACTTCAGATAGTCGTTCCACGTGAATGGTGACGCTGGTGAAGGGACTGCAACTTTTGGATTTAGGATTCTCAAGAAAACACAAACTTCAACGCTTGGTTCGACAGTGTCAGGCGCAATGAGAGCGTTGGCGATATCAACGGAGAAAGATCCCAAGGAATAATTCTGTATCGGGTCAACCACATTCTCACCCTGGTAAGTTCGTAAGAACTCCGTTTGTGCATTGTACTTAACAAGCTCCCGGTGGACGTAGTTAGTCCCCTCAGAGTTGGACGCAAAGTTCATAAGAGAAGCGTACGTCGTGTTCTGGGCTCCGGGCAATACTGACGGGGCAGCATATTGTGTAACAGCGCGCAAACGCATAGAGTGATATTGTGTTTGAACCGCCACAAAAGTAAACTCAAAATCTGCTTTCCAAAACAGGAATTGATTAAGAACTGCCAGGTTAACGGGAATTCCCGGTCCTTCAGCCAAACCCAAACGTGTGTTTAAGGTTATGTGATACAATTCTGTACCGACGGGCTGTGATGGTGTGACAGTGAACTTTGTCAAAAGACACATTTTAGAAAGCAGAGTTTCAATCTTGGTTTCTGCTGGGTTGAATATCTCCATTTGCTGTCGCGAAAATGCAGTGGGCTTCAACTGCATATCTCTCGTTGGCCTAACGCCATGTGATGTTGCCATTCCAGGGAAGGCTTGTTCAATAGGGATTGCTCCAGAACAGAGGGGTGGGTTATCAAGAGGCATTGGAATCTTGACTTCAGCGCTAGCATCAATATCTTGAGTAGCAGAGGTTTCATTGGTGCCGGTAATCTGCACAGGCATGTCTCCTCCAGCGTTACTCATATTATAGTTGTTAACTGTTGAAGCCGAGTTTCCTTGCGCAAAATACTCCACATTTGAATCATCGAAGGTATCAATGGCTCCAAATGTATTGTAAAATTGGGCTCTCCTGGTAACCAACTCCACTGGTCTGGGGCAAT